ATGGCGGTCCACAAGGTGGTGGTGGTGCTGGTGAAGCAGGTGGCACAGATGGATCTGGTCATGGTGGAGATGGTGTTTCAAGTGAAATAACAGGTAGTGCAGTAACAAGAGCTGGTGGTGGTGGAGGAGCAGGTGGACCAGGAGGAGATGGTGGTGGAGGACCTTCACAAACTGGACTTGTTCCAACTTTTCAAGCAGGAACAGCAGGAACAGCAAATACTGGAGGAGGTGCAGGTGGTGGTTCAGATTATAGTTCAACTCCTGGAACTAATGCAAATGGAGGAAGTGGAATAGTAGTAATAAGATACAAATTTCAATAGGTAAATTATGAGTACAATTAAAGTAAATAAAATAGAAAAAAGAACAGGCAGCACACTAGAATTAGGTGGACCAGGCACAGCAGTAACTTTAGCTTGTGGTGCTACACAAACAGGATTTGGTAGAACAGGAACTGTAGATTGGTGCACGACTGCCAAGACTTCGCCTTTTACTTCAGAAAGTGGTAAAGGGTATTTCATAAATACAACATCAGGAGCTGTAACTGTTACATTACCAGCTTCGCCATCTGGTGGTGACATAGTTTCTGTTAAAGATTATGCTAGAACATTTGATAGTAATAATCTTACCGTTTGTAGAAACAGTTCAAAAATGTGTGGTACTTGTTTTAACACAACTTTTGACACTAAAGGACTTTCTGCAACTTTGATTTATGTAGATGGGACTAAAGGTTGGCAACTTATAAATGATGATGCAACAACACAAACAGGAGCTTCATTTATAGCTGCAACAGGGGGTAATGCT